TTCCAGTTTTAAGAAATTTGCCCCGAAAGAGTTGAAACCTGGTGAGTTGGCCATGATGGAGACAGCTTCTCCTTCATTCAAGGTTTCCTGAGCCGGTTATATTCATGACTACTTATCCTTAGGGATGAGGGGTCTTGATAAACCGCTTCGGGTTATTTTGAATGCCTCTAACTCTCTTTTCCTACTTAATCTTATTAATATGATTGAGTCGTTAACGAGGGATAGGGGCTTAGTGGGACTGTATCGTCAGACAGGTCTAACAAATCCATTTTTCAAGTGGTCTTTGTTGGACTTTATGGCGATGCATTCCGAAGCTAATCCGACTCTCGGTTCTAAGATTTTTCTTAGTCCCGTCGGTCAGTTATCTACTAAGATGGAGGCGGCAGGAAAGATCAGGGTATTTGCGATGGTAGATGTGTGGACTCAGTCCGCATTGAAACCATTACATTTATATCTTTTTTCTTTTCTCAAATCATTACCGAACGATGGAACTTTCGATCAGCATGCATCTGTTCTCAGATGTATGCAGAAGTCGGCTGTTTCCGGTTGTTCATATGGTTATGATTTGTCAGCAGCTACTGATAGACTACCAATTGCTTTACAGGTCTCTGTTTTGACTGCATTTTTTGATGCGGCTTTTGCAGAGGCTTGGAGGCAGTTGTTAGTGGATCGTATTTACATTTTGAAAGATATTGATAAAAAAGGTGTATTTCATGCCTTAAAGTATTCCGTAGGGCAACCTATGGGTGCTTTAAGTTCGTGAGCTATGCTGGCAGTGACGCATCATTTATTGGTTCAGTTGGCAGCTCAGAGAGCAGGTAAAAGGTTACCTGGTCAATGATATGACAATTATGAATTATTAGGTGATGACATTAACATTTTTGATGGAGATGTAGCGAACAATTATTTACTCCTTATGGAGTTAATAGGTGTTCCTATTAATCTATCGAAAAGTGTTGTGGCTAAGAACTCATCTTTTGAGTTTGCTAAAGTTACTGGTCATAAGGGACACAATGTAAGTGCGATTTCCTGGAAAATGTTTATCTCCCAAAACACTCTTATGGGAAGAGTTAATATTCTCTATTCTTTATTGAATAAAGGTATTAATCCTTGTTGTATGGGTGCTTGGATGAGGAACATTATTAGTAAATCATTCTTTAATGAGGGTAATGCGACTTATAGTTACATTGCACTCTTAACGATGTTTGCTAAGGCCGGGAAATTGTCCTACAAAGACTTGATCTCTCTCCTTGTTTTCAAGGGGAAAGATGGGAAAGTGTTAAAGATTTCCTATAAGAACTTTATGAAAGGGATTGAAAAATCCTCTTTATTATCAGTTCTCGTCGGTCTTCAGAACAATAAGTCTATTTCCTTCCCAAATCAGTCTATGACTGATATGGAAACTAATTTCTTTAGGAACAAAGTCTGAGAGAATCTTGTAAAGATTCTTTCAGAGTTTAATCTTAAAGAGAAGGCTACGACATTATCGGGTAGTGTACTGACTGTATGATGTCCTCCTGTAACCGGTGTTAAAACCGATGAAGAAGGAAAGCCTACATGTTTACCGGATGAAGGATATTCATATCCTACTTCTGATAAATATCTAGATTTGATATATTTCATTTTAGAGATCGAGTTTTCTCGGTATCTTCAACGGGATATATTGGTCATACAGAAGGCTGTGGAGAAGGTTCCTGCCCTTAAACCGGACGGGACACCTCGCATGCTTATGAAAAGGGGAGTGGGACTTGTTCCTTATCCTCCGGTAATGCCTACTTATTCTACAACGATTGAACATTGATTGGATTTATCCTCTCGATGAGATAGAGTTACGGAGTATTTAGATATTGCTAATAGAGCATGTATGAAACTGGATAGACCTCAACCTTCTGATAAGAAGAAGAAGGAGAAACCACTTAAAGCTTTTAAATTATTTTTTGAAAGCTCTATTGGTAAACCTAATTTTTCTCGTTATCGGGTTGTTGAGCCAAAGTTGTCGAGCCGGGTTCTGCCTTAGTTGACAGAGTTATCGGC